TGTACAGACAGGACAGGCACTGGAGCAACTAAAGAGGATATGGAACGGGGTAATGTTTGGACAGCAGAAAAAAAACATCATTTTATATTTCAACAATTTTTTCATCAATATTTAGCACGTAGAAAATGGCCGGAAAAGTATGCAGAAACATTACAGATGATGGCTGAGTATTGTAAGTGCAAAGAAACAAGAATTAGTATTGGTAAGAAAAGAAGAAATGTAATGGTAGTAGATGAATTTGAAAAACAATCAGATACATATGTGCCAAAAGAATTTAAACCAAAGGATGCGTTTTGAAACATTTTGACGACATGATGCTCATTAGCATAATATGTGTAACTTCTTTTATAGTCACAGGATATTTTTTATGAAAATGTTAATTGATTTTAATTTAAAAGAGGAAGGACCTACTCATCAAATTAATAAAAAATGGATATGGTATAAAATAAAAAACGAAAATGGTGTGGAATTTACTACTGAACTTTCACATTTTCATGGTGGAATAACATTAAAAAAATGTAATGCTCATATGGAATATAAAACTATATTAAATGGAGTAAAAATAATTCCAGACATAGCCGTTTTAGATTCTAATGGTAAGCTTGAAACAGTTATAGAATGTATTTGTTCTTCAAGACCAAGTTTTAATAAGTATCAATGCTATATTAATTCAAATATTAATATAATTTTTGTTCCAGTCCAAAGGTTTCATTCTTTAGAGACAGGTAAAATACAAGCTGAACTTATTGTAAAAAAATATAAAGGAGAAAATTTTAATAAAAACTTAACTAATGAAAGGTTTGAAATTTTGTTTAAACATTTTGCAAAAATTAATCATAACTCTTTTCACAATTATAGATATATAGGTAAATTTGAAAACGATTATACACATTTTATTTTTGAGAAAAAATCTAATAATAAGATTAGTTTTTTTAATTCAACTGATGTAAATCAAGACGGTAATTTTTCTAAAGGTAATTCTAAAAAAATTCCTATCTTTTTAAAAGAATACTTAGAAAGATTTTGTTTAAATAAACCTAGTTATGACATAACTAAAAAATTTAATTTATCTGTGCCTCACGAAGAATATATTCGAGGTACTAGAAAACCCATATATAAAAAGATAACTTATTGGGAGATGAATTAATGAAAACAATTGTGTTAGGTCCACCTGGAACAGGTAAAACTACAACTCTTTTAAATTTATTAGAAGACTATCTTAAAAAAACAAACCCTAACAGAATAGGTTATTTTGCATTTACACAGAAAGCTGCTAACGAAGCAAGAGAGAGAGCCATGGAAAGATTTAATTTATCAGAAGATGACCTACCCTATTTTAGAACACTGCATTCATTAGCATTTAGAGTTTTAGGTTTAAGAAAAGAAAATGTAATGCAGGGAAGGCATTATGAAGATTTAGGTAAAAAAATAAAAATATTTGTAGATTATAATGATTATGATGAAGAATTTACTGGTCTATTTACTACAAAAAGTGATTATTTACGTATCATACACTTAGCAAGATTAAGAGGAATTACACCAGAACAACAGTTTAATTTAAAAGAACACACACAAGATATATCTGTAAAAAATTTACGCATTTTATCAAATGAATTAATTAGATACAAGAAAGATTATAGCCTTATAGATTTTACAGACATGATATTTCAATTTACCAAATCTGATAAATCACCTAGTTTTGATGTTGTATTTATAGATGAAGCGCAGGATTTATCTTCTATGCAATGGGATATGGCAAAAACTATTTGGAATAAAACAGATGATTCTTTTATAGCTGGCGATGATGATCAAGCTATTTTTAGATGGGCTGGTGCAGATGTAAATAGATTTATTACACAAAAAGGAAAATTATTAAATTTAACACAATCATATAGAATACCTAAAGTTGTGCATGATGTGGCTATGAATATTATAGGTAGAGTATCTAATAGATTAAAAAAAGAATGGCAGCCAAGGACCGTAGAGGGAAAGTTATCCTATCACAATGAATTTAAGAATATAGATTTTTCTTCTGGCAAATGGTTAGTGTTAGCTAGAACTAAATACATGTTAAATGATCTGGAAGATACATTGTATAAAAAAGGTTTGTACTACAAAAATAAATTTAAAAAAGGTTATGAACAAGATTTACATGAAGCTATTACAGATTGGGAAAAATTAAGAACTGGAAAAAATATTAGTGGTGATTGTGTACAAAGAATTGCGTCTTACATAAGTGTAGATAATTTTAATAAATTTAGAATAAAAGAATTAAACAAAGACAACTACTATAATTTATCTGAATTAAAATTACATTTTGGATTAAAGACAGACAATGTTTGGTTTGATGCATTTGATGAAGCACCACAAAAAAATGTAAACTATATTAGAAAGATGAGAAAAAATGGAGAAAAGTTAAATGAAGAACCACGAATTTTACTTTCTACAATACATGGAGTAAAAGGTGGAGAGGCTGATAATGTAGTTTTGTTATCTGATTTAAGTTTAAACACACAGAAAGGTTATGAAAAAAATCCTGATGATGAAAACAGATTGTTTTATGTTGGAGCAACAAGAACAAAAGAACATCTGCATGTAGTCAAGCCAAAGGATATTTATAAAAGTTTTAAAATATGACAGCATACAAAAAACAAGTTGGTGGCAATCATTATAAAGATATGGTCATGCAGCCAAGTGAGTTTATAAACAAGAACAGGTTGCCTTTTGCAGAAGGATCGGCTATAAAATATATATGCAGACATGCAGCGAAAGGAAAAGAACAAGACATCGATAAGGCAATACATTATTTAGAAATGATAAAAGAAAGAGATTATTCTTAATGCAAATACCATTATTCAAAGCACAAACAGAATGGCTACCACCAGATAATTTTCCAGATTTATCTGACTACAATGAGATAGCAATAGATTTAGAAACCAAAGATCCAAACATAGGTAAGTCAATGGGTTCCGGAGCTATAATAGGTGTTGGAGAAGTAGTTGGTATAGCTGTAGCAGTACACAACTGGTCTGGTTACTATCCAATTGCACACGAAGGTGGTGGTAATATGGATAAGAAGATGGTTCTTAAATGGTTTCAAGGTGTGCTTCACACAGAAGCTACAAAAATATTTCACAACTCAATGTATGACGTGTGTTGGATTAGATCTATGGGACTTACTATCAAAGGACAGATGGTAGATACAATGATTTGTGCGGCTATCGTAGATGAAAATCAAATGCGATATGATTTAAATAATTGTGCAAGAAGATACATTGGTAAAGGTAAGGACGAAGCAGCATTGTATGCAGCAGCAAAAGAATGGGGTGTAGACGCAAAAGGAGAAATGTTTAAACTACCTGCAATGTATGTTGGTAAATATGCAGAAAAAGATGCAGAGATAACTTTAGAGTTATGGCAAGAAATGAAAAAAGAAATAGAACTGCAAGATTTAAAAGCTATCTTTGAATTAGAAACAAATTTATTTCCTGTGTTAGTAGATATGAGGTTTCTCGGTGTACGTGTAAATCAAGAACAAGCAGCGAATGAAAAGAAAACATTACTAGAACAAGAAAAAAAATTACTACATGAAGTGTTAACAACCACTGGTGTTGATGTACAAATATGGGCCGCTAGATCCATTGCAAAAATGTTTGATAAGTTAAATTTAGAATATGACAGGACAGAAAAATCAAAAGCACCATCATTTACAAAAGGATTTTTATCTAATCATCCACATCCAACAGTAAAATTAATAGCTAAAGCTAGAGAGATAAACAAAGCACACACAACGTTTATAGATACCATCATAAAGTATGCTCACAAGGGCCGTATCCATGCAGAGATTAACCAATTGCGTGGTGATGGCGGTGGGACTATCACTGGTAGATTCTCATACAATAATCCAAACTTACAACAGATTCCTGCAAGGAACAAAGATCTTGGACCACGGATCAGATCATTGTTTATTCCTGAAGAAAAACACAAATGGGGTTGTTTTGATTACTCACAACAAGAGCCACGTTTAGTTGTACACTATGCAGCGTTACAAAATTTATATGGTGTTAACGATGTATTAGATGCATACAACGAAGGTGATGCAGACTTTCATACAATCGTAGCTGATATGGCGGGTATACCTAGAACACAAGCTAAGACAATTAATCTTGGTTTATTTTATGGTATGGGTAAAACAAAATTACAAGCTGAACTAGGTATAAACAAATTAAAATCAGATGAACTATTTAAACAATACCATCAACGTGTACCATTTGTTAAACAACTTATGGATGCTGTAATGAGTAGGGCACAAGACTCTGGTAAGATTAGAACTCTTCTTGGTCGTTCTTGCAGGTTTCCTTTGTGGGAGCCTAATCAATTTGGTATCAATAAAGCCTTGCCTCATGATGATGCACTCAGGGAACACGGACCAGGGATCAGGAGAGCATACACTTACAAAGCTTTAAACAAATTAATACAAGGGTCAGCAGCAGATATGACAAAAAAAGCTATGATAGATTTACATAATGAAGGTATTCTGCCGCACATACAGGTACATGATGAATTAGATATATCTGTACGTGATGAAGCACATGCTAAAAAAATAAAAGAGATAATGGAATCTACTGTATCACTTGAAGTACCTAACAAAGTAGACTATGAAGTAGGAACCAATTGGGGTAATATAAAATGAGATTAAACTATGGCCTATCTAAATGCAAACATACCTGCTACATACGCACAAATAAAAAGAGAGTATCTATATGACTGTAAAAAACATCAT